ACTATAATTTTTACTAGATCCAGTAACTGTAAGACCTAGTTCCTTTGCTTTCTTTTTTAATAATTTATTTACTTGAGCTGCTTCTGATAGTTTTCTCATGTTTCTTTCCTTTGTTGATTTGTTAAACATACTATTTTTATATAACATTTGTTCTATATTGCAAGTGTTAAAAGCTAGAAGGGAATAAAAATATATGTTCGCTAAATGTTCTTATTGATTACCCAAAATTTGACATATAAAGAGGTCTAGCAAGGAAGGAATAAAAGAAGATGGAAAAAGTTAAAAAAGGGTTCGCTATGATCCCAAATTCAATAATATATGATGATAAGATAGGGAATGAAGCTAAAGTCTTATTTTGCTATATAAAGTCATTATCTGCTAATTATAGGAATTTGAGAAACTCTAATTTATGCAAGAAACTTGGTGTTTCTGTAAATACCTTACAAAAAGCTAAAAAAGAGCTGGTTGATAATGGTTACTTAATTATTCACAGGTTATCAAGTGCCAATAGATATACCCTAAGACTACCCAAAATTAGGGTAGGCAGGGTGTCAAAATTTAAGCAATCAGACTACCCAAAAAATGGGTACCATTTAGAGAGTAATAACAATAGTAATAATAACAATAATAATAAGAAAAAGTTTAAAGGTTTTAAGAAATGAATGAGGAAGAATATCTTTATAATAATGAACCTTTACAAAAGAGTTATAATAACACTTACACCCCCCCTGAGAAGATTGAAATAGTTTATCAGTTAATGAGAGATTATGAGTCTGGAATGGTGTCAGATTCTCAAGTCCGTTGGATTGTAAACAATGCCAAGTTTGGCAGCTTCACTATTATGAAAATAATAGACAAATTATTATTTGAAAAGAAACTTAAATATAATCCAATAACCCTTGACAAGCGAACATTTTATAAGCCAAAAAGACCTTTTGATTTGTAATCTACTACATATTGTGTTAGTAAATTATTAGACTACTAGCTCCCTTGCGTTAGTCTAAAATAAGTTAATTAACTAGACCTGGTGAGTGCTTTTCTTTCCTTTCTTTCTTGCCTTGCCAGGTCGTTAAATAAATAAAATATTATGGCTGGACGACCTAAAAAATTAACACCTAAAAAAATAGATCAAATATTAGAAGCATTCAGTGATGGCTTAACTATTAGAGAAGTATTTAACAGAGAAGATATAGACTTTACTTGGTCTAGTTTTAGAAAGTATTTAATAACTGATAATGATTTAATGATGAGATACCAAAAATCAAAAGAATTAGCCATTGATCTTAAACTTAGCCAATTGGAAGATAAAAGAAAAGAATTAGAACTAAAGATTGAATCAGGTGATTTAGATCCTAAAGCTGCACAATCAATGGTGAACCTTTATAAAATTATTACAGCTCATAATCAATGGAGTGCCAGTAAAATTAGTTCAAAAGTTTATGGTAAAGCAGCTGAAACTTTATCAATAAAGGGTGATAACAACCAACCATTGTCAATTTCTTGGTCTAAACCTTAGATTTATTATGGATATTTCTTTTGCTAAACCTTACAGAAGTATTGATTTAATTGGTGTTGTGGTAAAAACAACACACATAAAAAGCAAATGTTATACATGAGTTGTTGCAAAATTATCACAGAATTGATGCAGTTTAGAATAATTATAAATTGTTTAGTTGTTTTTCCAATAACCGATATTATCGGAAGAATTACTATTGATAGTCTGTAATTATCGTTAGTAATAATTAAATGAATTATGAAGAACAAATAGCGAACATGGGGGGTTTTAAAAGTGGTATACCCACTTTTTAGGTTACCGACTAAAATAATATTGATACAAGGCATAAACACATGGATGATAAATTTCTAAAAACAATAATCTTCATTATGAAGGACAAAGTAACAAATAAACCAATTGTGATAACTCACTTTAGAGGTTTTAAAAATAAAGCTGAAGCTGATGACTTTTCAGAGTTTTTAAAGTATCAATTTATAACAGAAGATGATTTTGATAATTCAAATAAAACATTACACTAGGGGGGGTTTTGTTATAATATGAAACAAATTGTTATTCCTTATTCGCCAAGACAAATCCAAAATTTTTTGCATGAAAAATGCGATAAGAACCGCTTTAATGTAGTGATCGTTCACAGGAGAGGGGGTAAGACAGTATTTGCTATCAACCACCTCATTAGAGCTGCTCTGACAAGCACTAAACCCTATCCTAGATATGCCTTTATTTCGCCTTACAGATTGCAAGGAAAAAGTACAGCATGGGATTATATGAAACAATTTTCTGCCACAATTCCAGGCGTTAAGTTTAATGAGTCTGAATTAAGGGTGGACTTTGGAATAAACAATTCAAGAATACAAATCTTAGGCGGTGAGAATAGTGCTGCTATTAGAGGTCAATACTTTGATGGTATAGTTTGTGATGAAACTCAAAACCTTTCGCCAGACCTCTTTGATACCATTTTAAGACCATGCCTATCGGACAGAAAAGGGTTTGCCATATTTATTGGCACACCAATGGGTAGAAATTGGTTCTACGAATTACATGAGAAAGCTAAGAAAAATAAAGATTGGTTTACTAAAGTATTTAAAGCTAGTGAAACAAATATCATAGCTAAGGAAGAATTAGATGCAGCCAAACAAACCATGTCAAATGAAAGTTACGACCAAGAATTTGAATGCTCATTTCAAGCTGGAATAAGTGGTTCTTACTTTGGATCTATAATTGAAGAATTAGAGGAGTCTGGCAATGTTAAGAACTTTGATATAGATGAAAGTTTAGATGTGGAAACCTGGTGGGATTTAGGAATGAATGATAGTACAGTAATCACCTTTGCTCAACGAAGATCCAATGGCGAAATTAGAATTATTGATTGTTACGAAAACTCAGGTGAGGGATTAGAGCATTACATCAATGTCATAGATAGCAAACCTTACAACTATTCAAAGCACATAGCTCCCCATGATATTAGAGTTAGAGAAATAGGTACAAATAAATCTAGATGGGAAACCGCTAAAGAACTAGGGTTAGAATTTGACATAGCACCCAAACTTAGTGTAGAAGATGGTATTGAGCAAGTAAGACGAATGTTACCAAAGTGTTTTTTTCATAAAAACAATTGCAATAAGCTAGTAGAAGCATTAAAATCATATTGTAAGCGGTGGGATGAAAAAAATAATTGTTTTAGGAATAAACCCCTACACAATTGGGCATCACACTTTTGCGATTCGGTAAGATATGGAGCTGTTACAGAACCCATAGAAAGATCGGATTGGAATAAGCCAATAAGAGTTGATACAAATTATATAGTTTAATATGGCAAAAAAAAATAAAGAATTATCAAATATAGAATTACAAAGTTTATTATCAAATCAAATTCAAAATGCTTTAGGTTATCTAGGTGGAGAATTATCAGATTCCAGAACTAAATCCTTAGAATATTATTTAGGTGATAGATTAGGTACAGAAATAGATGGTCGTAGTCAGGTAGTATCAACAGATGTTGCAGATACGATTGAAAGTTTATTACCAAATTTATTAAGAGTATTCACAGCATCAGATAAAGTTGTTAGCTGCGAACCTATGACAGCCGAAGATATTCCTATGGCTGACCAAGCGACAGCTTATTTAAATCATGTTTTTTATAAAGAGAATGATGGCTTCCAATTATTATATAATTTTTTCAAAGATGCCTTAATTGAGAAAAATGGTTTCTTAAAAATTTATTGGGATGACTCTGAAAAAGTAGATTACGAAACTTACGAAAATTTATCCATAGTTGAGAAAGAAGCTTTGCAAGATACTAAGGATGAAATAGAAACTGTTGAAGAAGAAGTATTTGAAGATGAGTCTGCCAAAGAAGAATTTGAAAAAGTTTTAGAACAATACAAATTACAAGGAATAGATGTATCTCAAGTTCAAGTTCCTAATTTTAATTTATATAATTGCAAAATAAAAAGAATTACTAAAACAGGTAGAGTAAAAGTTGAGAGCATTCCACCTGAAGAATTTTTAATTGACAGAGGTGCTAAGACAATTGAAGATGCCGATTTTGTTTCTCACAAAGTTTTAATGACAAGATCAGACCTTGTTGCTATGGGATATTCTCAAGAAGAAGTTGATGAATTACCTAAATCAGATTTAGATATTTACAACAACGAAGAAACAGTAAGATTAACAGATGTTGATAATTATAAAATTAGTAGTGCAACTGATACCTCAACAGAAAAAGTTTTAGTTTATGAGTCTTATGTAAAATATGATTATGACCAAGATGGTATAGCAGAGCTTAGAAAAATTGTATCGGCTGGATCAGATGGTGCTAACATATTATCTAATATGCCTTGCGATAGTGTTCCTTTCGTAACCATAACTCCTATTCCAATGCCACATAGATTTTATGGAAGATCAATTTCAGAATTAGTAGAAGATGTTCAGTTAATGAAATCAACTGTTATGCGTCAGTTGTTAGACAATATGTATTTAACAAATAACAACAGAGTAGCTGTTATGGATGGCATGGTTAATATGGATGATTTATTAACAACTAGACCTGGTGGAATTGTCAGAACTAAACAACCACCGAACCAAGTCATGCAACCTTTACAAGCACAACCAATTTCACAACAAGCATTTCCATTATTAAATTATTTAGATTCAGTAAGAGAAGCTAGAACTGGTGTTTCAAAAGAAGCTCAAGGTTTAAGTCCAGATACATTAAATGCTAAAACTGCAACAGGTGTAAATGCACTAATGCAACAAACTCAAATGAGATCAGAATTGATTGCTAGAGTCTTTGCAGAAACAGGTGTTAAAACTTTATTTAAAAAAATATTTGAGCTGATGGTTAAGTATCAAGACAAAGAAAAAATTATAATGATGAGTAATCAATATATTCCAGTTAGACCTACTGAATGGAAAGATAGATTTAATATTAGTATTGTTGTTGGACTTGGAACTGGTTCTAAAGAACAACAAACAATTATGTTAAATAGTATTTTAGAAAGACAACTACAAGCATTCCAATTACAAGGTGGAAAAGAGATGCCAATGGTTAATCTTAAAAATATGTATAACACTTTGACTAAGATGGTAGAGAATGCTGGTCTTAAAAATGTAGAAACTTACTTTGTAGATCCTGAAGTGGGTAAACAAATGATGCCACCACCTGCACCACCACCACTAACACCTATTGAGAAAATAGAATTTACTAGAATTGATGCTGAGAATAAGAGAAAAATTGCTGACCTACAGTTACAATCTCAAGAACTACAACAAAAAACTCAAGAAATGCAATTAGACTTTGAAGCTAAGATAAAAGAAATGGCTTTAAAATATAATACTCAATTAGATACTGCGAAAATTAAAGCTGATGCAGATTTAGATAAGATGATGGTTGCTGGTGATAACAAAATACTTGAACAAGCGGCAAAATCTACTAATATGTTCGGTGAACAGTTAAAAGGAATAAATGGAAGCGAAAGACCAGGCAGACAGGTCGGTGGAGATCAGCCGATCCAACGAAGCCAAGCAGATATTGGAGAGTAAACTTTTTCAAGAGAGTATGGAAACTCTTAAAAAAATTTATTCTGAAGCACTTCTTGAAAAAACAGGTGCTAAAGAGAGTGATACCAGAGAAAAACTTTGGATTGCTTATAATGTTGTAGGTA